CTAAAACTAAATCTGTATAGCCTTGTGGGATACTAGAAAAGGTAACATTTGCTGATGTGCTACCTAGTGTCTGAGATGCTATCGGGGTGTATGTGCTCATTTATGCTCCCTTAATTCCGTATAAGGCAAAACTGCTATATTGGGCAAAATTGCCGAGCGGGTCTGTTATTTGTATTGAGGTTATCGCTGATGTGTTCATCCATAAACCTGATTGTAACCACATTTGACCAGTACTGTTATCTTCATAACCATTTAATGAGCGACTTGTTTTGTATTTATTTGTATTTGCATAATCTAAAATATCAATAACAAATTCGCTAAAAGTGTTTGCTGCGCCCGAAGCAGCAATAGATACAATTAAAGCATTGGTTTGTGAACCTATTTTTGCTAATGCACCAGCACTTGAACCATCACCATATAGTCCGTGTCCATAATAATTTCCAGTTGTGGTATCGCTGTTAAAACCAAAATAAACATTTGTATTAATATTGGCACGAGTACCCCTGGTTATACCTCTAATTTCTAAATGCTTATAGGTTGAAGGTATTGAACTAAAAGTAATATTAGCAGCACCACCTGAACCTACCTGCACCATACCAAGTGGGAACATAGCACCAGTATCAACGGCTCCACCAGCACTTAATACTTTTCCAAAGCCAGCACCATAGGCAACGCTGGCTCTAGTTGTTACTAATGGCATAAGCCAACTCCTTTATGCGAACTTAGTCTGTGAGGCGAGTACCGTAAAGGTTGCGCTTCCCGTCTTGATAATAGTGTAAACATAAGAATCAATAGATGAAGCATTTCCTGCGCTAAATGCTGTGCCAGTAATGTATTTAGGAGTAACTGCTGAACCATCAATAGTGATCGCATTTGGATAGTAAGCAGTTGCTCCATTGGTATTTAACCAAACAAGAGTAATCGCATCTCCTGTGGCTAGAGCAGTATTGAGTGAAACAGATGAACTGTATCTAAAGTTTAGAGTGTGGTTCGCTGAAGCGTTTGAGGTGTAGTACCAAATTGAAGCGGTATTTACATCAAAGTTAATAGTTCCTGTTGCCGCAGAAGCAACAATATTTACAGTTTCTTCTATACCCTTAAGTATAATATTAGTAAAAGTTCCTCCAGTTACTGTTGGAGAAGTTATGGTCTTGTTAGTAAAAGTTGTTACAGAGTCGGCGGTAACTCCACTACTTGCTACGCCGTTTGCACTTGATATAGCCATTATGAAATCTCGCTTCCAAATGCAGCAAAGGAAAGTGTAGCAGAGGATCCGTACACCCGTATTCTACTTCCTGCAGCCATTGTAATTCCTAGTGTCAAAGCAATTGTATCATTTGGTGCAATTGTAGCATCATAAGTTACGTAATGTTTTGACGTTGCGCCAGAGCCAACATCTGCCACAGGTTGAACTGCGATTCTATATGAAGCACTACTTGCTGCTTGATTGCAAATAGTTATTGATGAAACCACTGCCTCTACGCTTGTTGAGGTGTAGAGAGTTCCCTCTGTAGTTGCCCCAAGAGTAGCGGTTGCTACTTGGCCTAAAATTTTATACGCTGTTGCCATATGACTCCTTCGAAGAGATTAGCATAGATTAGCATAGATTAGCATAGATTAGTCGATACTACTCCTGTGCGTGGGCTAAAGTGTTCCCATGAATTTGGTGCAAAAATCCGTTTCTCAAGGGGGCAAATTAGCGCCTTTAATTTTACCGCATTCCTATACCTTTGGTATGGGCTTAATGAACCCATCTATTTTTGTTGATAATGATGGGGATATTCTTGTAAATATTCGGCACGTAAATTATACGCTCTATCACTCAGAAAAAGATCAGCGCTTCTTTAGTCCTTGGGGACCACTCTCATACCTTCATCCTGAAGGAGACCAAAGATTAGTTACTACTAACTACATAGGACGTCTTGATAAAGATTACAACTTAATTAATTTTACTAAGGTCGACTATTCTCGCTTTGATGTTCCTCCTATCTGGGAGTTTGTTGGCGAAGAAGATTGTCGCATCACTCAATGGGATAGCAACTACTACCTGATCGGGGTACGGCGTGATACCACGCCCAATGGGCAAGGTCGCATGGAGTACTCCAAGATTGAATTAGATAAAATTAATTGGACAGCCACAGAGGTGCAACGAGTTCGTATTCCACCTCCTGTTGATTTTAATTCTTACTGTGAAAAGAATTGGATGCCTATCCTTGATATGCCGTATCATTTTGTTAAGTGGGCTATGCCTACTGAAATTGTTTGGGCTGATCCTGATAAGTCGCAGTCTAAGCAGATACTGACAAAAGAAACTCCACCGATTTCTCCTGATCAACGTGGTGGTACTAACATCGTTGCTTGGGGCGATTATTACATTGCACTTACTCATGAAGTTAGGTTATGGAAAAATTATTTAAATCAAAAAGATTCAACCTATAGACATCGTATGGTTGTGTGGGATAAAGAGTTTAATTTTATTGGAGTTACAAACTCATTTACATTCTTAGATACTCCTATTGAGTTCTGCGTAGGGGCCGCAGTTATAAAGAAAAATTTAGTATTAAGTTTTGGTATTCAGGATAACTGTGCTTTTGTTCTTGAAGTGCCTAAGAAGGTTGTAAATGAAATGATTACGGAGGCCATGTCTTATGGAGATTAAAGAACTAACTTTAAAACTGGCTGAAAACTCAACCAATGTAGAAAGTAATTTTAATTTAGCAACTGCCTATGAAGAGCAGAAACAGTACGCATCTGCTGCTGGTTTTTATCTACGAGCCGCTGAGCACGGGTATAAGACTCATCCACTTATAACTTACACATCACTATTAAAAATGGTTATAGGTTGGGGAACTCAAGGAGATAGAAATCGCACTGTCTACAATAATTTAATGCAGGCCATTGCTTATTTACCCAATAGACCAGAGGCTTACTTTATTCTTTCTAGAATTAAAGAACGCAACAAGGAGTATCAGGAGTGCTACACCTACGCAGAGTTAGGGCTATTATTTGCAACAAATTCTTTTAATCAACCTCTTCCAGGATATGTAGATTACAACGGAACCTACTGTTTATTATTTGAGAAGGCTGTTGCTAGTTGGTGGATTGGTAGAAGAGATGAGAGCAAAGCGCTATTTCATCATCTACTAGATGAATACAAAATGTCACAAGAGTATGTAAACAGTTGCCTTAATAATTTAAAGTTGTTTAACTAATGTTTCCTAACTGGTTTAAAGATGTAGAAAAGTACTTCAGACATGTACCAAGTGTCCCACTTCGTGCACTGCAGATCGGCACCTACACAGGAGACGCCACGCAGTGGCTGTTTAGTAATCGAGAAATTGAATATCTAGATGATGTTGATACTTGGGAAGGCAGTGAAGAAGCCGCCCATGAATCTTTGGATTTTGTTTCAGTAGAGGCTTACTACGATTCAAGATTCCCAAAGGATGGAAGAATCCTAAAGCATAAGATGACCAGCGATGAGTTCTTTTTAAGAGGCGCTAGTTCATATAACTTCATATACATAGATGGAGACCACACAGCCCTACAGACCGCTATAGATGGCTTGAATGGCTTTAGGCACCTGGAATCAGGTGGGGTGATGGCATTTGATGACTACCTCTGGAATTACGGCGGAGGAGAGTACAGAGAGCCTAAGAGGGGCGTGGATTGCGTTCTTAACCTCTGTAAGGGCGAGTACACAATGATTGAGTCTGGTTATCAGGTATGGATTGAGAAGTGTTAGATAACGCCTGCTTTGAGATCTTTCATACTGATACTGGAAATGAATTAAGAAACAAATCTTACGAGGGCATTTTAAATTCTATGTCTTTTTTGCCACGCCTTGGCTCTGAGACTGTATATTTAAATACAGCAGAGAAGGCAAAGGAGTTTATAGATAAAACACCAAAGTTTAAAATAAACACCGTCACCGATTTTTGTAAGCCAGGAGAGACCTTCCCACCATCCTCTGGAGTTATAGGAGTTTGGGCAAGTACTTACTTGGCATATAAAAAGTTTTTAGAATCCAAATACGATATTTTAATTATTTTTGAAGATGACATAGTAATAAGTAAAAACTTTAAAAATATTGTTAACACTTATATGAATGAACTTATGCCTATCTGGGACTTTTTTTCATTTTTTGTTCCTGATGATTCTTTATTTGCTTACAATCCTTCAGAGCACGATGTGTATCAAGATTATATTTGTCGTTCGTATCAACAATGGTCATGTGCAGGGTACGCCGTAAACAGACGTGGTGCAGAAAAAACAATAAAAGATGTTGAATCTAAGGGAATTAACTGCCCTGTAGATTGGTATGTTTTTAACTTTAGAATGAAAAAAGAAGAAAACCAAATAAAGTTTAATACGTTTACGATAAAACCACAAATATATAAACCTATAAAGTTTTTACAAGAAGCAGCGCAGTATAGCCAAATACATAACGGTAGTACAGAACTACTTTAGTTACATTCCACCTAGCATTAAAACGTCTGTTACTGCCGCAGTTCCCGATGGAGAAGTTCCTGCGGTTCCTTGAGTACCTACAGCACCTTGAGTACCTACAGTTCCTTGGGCTCCTACTGTACCTTGAGTACCAGCACCCGTAGTTCCCTGTGTACCCGTAGTTCCCTGTGTACCCGTTGTTCCTTGTGCACCCGTTGTTCCTTGTGCACCAACGTCACCTGTACGAGCAAATGTAATTAATACATCATCCGAATTTGCAAGAGTTCCATTTCCAGATACATAAGCACAATCAACTGTAAACCAACCAGTGTTGTCTGTTATAGATGATATTGTGTAAAGTTTAAATACACTTGTATCTAATTTTTTAGATACACGGAAGTGACCTTTAATTGTTGAAGTTGAATCATCAATTGTTTGTAAGAATGAAGAGATATCTGTTGAATCATCATTACTTGCATCAATATACATTGCAGTAGCAGATGTTGGAGATGCATTAAAACGAATAACTCCAGTTCCTGGGTCAGAGTTTGTTGTGCTTGTAGAGAAAGTGTAATCAAAAGTTGCACCACCAAAACTACCAACAGTTCCTTGGGTACCCTGTGCACCTGCCGTACCTTGGGTTCCCTGAGTTCCTTGGGCTCCTTCAGTTCCTTGGGTACCTACAGCACCTTGAGAACCTAGTGTTCCCTGAGTTCCTTGAGTTCCCTGAGTTCCTTGGGTTCCCTGAGTTCCTTGAGTTCCCTGAGTTCCTTGGGTACCTACAGTTCCTTGTGCACCAACAGTTCCTTGAGTTCCTTGAGTACCTTGAGAACCTACTGTTCCCTGTGTTCCATCAGTACCTTGTGAACCTACAGTTCCCTGAGAACCTTGAGTTCCTTGAGCACCTAAAGTTCCTTGTATACCTTGTACACCCTGGACGCCTTGAGTACCTTGGACGCCTTGCACTCCTTGTACGCCCTGCACTCCTTGAAGACCACCGTATGCAAGCGAGGTCCAGGCAGTAGAGCCATTACCAATTTTTAATTTTCCAGTGTCAGTCTCTGTTCCTACTTCACCAGCAGCAAGTGTTGGATTACTAGCAGTCCATTGAGCCGCAGTACCACGACGTAATTTGATTGTTACTGACATTATATTACTCCTCCACCATTATAAGAATTTGTATACACATCGCTTCCTCCTGCTTCATCTCCGCCATCGGCTACACCTGTTACAGTGTCAGAACCACCGACTTCATCTCCACCTTCAACTATTTCAGCAGCAGCATTTGCAAGAATTTCAAGCCACTCAACTCCGTCAAATACATACAAATTACGTTCTTCTGTATTGTAATAAAGGTCACCGTTGTACCTGCCAGTAGGCGCTGTGCCTACGGCAAGTACGTTAATAGGTACGAGGGCTCTTTTGCTCATTTGTTAGGCTTTAACTACTACCCTATATGTTTCACCTGATTGTGGAGCCACTGCAAATCCAATAATTACAGCAGATGTAGTTGTTGCAACCACATCAGTAACTACTTCGTTGTAGGTAGAGTCTTGTACAGTTACTAACACATCTCGTGTTCCAAGACTGTGTGTAATTGTGAAGGTTGTTGCTGTGTATGGATTTACTGGAGTAATAGTTTCTGCATGGGTTCCAAGTTGACCAGAGGTACCTTGAGCACCCTCTGTTCCTTGGGCGCCAGTAGTTCCTTGAGCACCAGCAACACCGACAGCACCAGATAGATTTACTGTCCATGAAGCGTATGTTCCAGTACCAACTTTGCTGGTTTTATTAAATACAAGGGCGCCAGTTCCAGGGTTATAACTTGAAACGGTACCGTATTGAATATTACTTACATCATATGCAACGGTGATGTCTTGACCAACAGAGTAATCAACTGCTAGATCTGCAACCGTAATTGTTTGAGAACCAGAAGTTCCTAATGCAAATGATGTTGTAGAGGTTGTGGAGTACTTATCTCCATCAAGACCAGATGTACCTTGTGCACCAACGGTTCCCTGTGCACCTACTGTGCCTTGAATTCCTTGAGCACCTTCAGTTCCTTGAGAACCTAATGTACCTTGAGAACCAACGGTACCTTGTGCACCAACAGTTCCCTGTGATCCGACAGTACCTTGAGCACCTTCAGTTCCCTGTGCTCCATCAGTACCTTGAGCACCTTGAGCACCAAGAGTTCCTTGGGTGCCTACAGCACCTTGTGCACCAACGGTTCCCTGTGCACCTACTGTGCCTTGGGCTCCATCAGTTCCTTGAGTACCATCAGTTCCTTGGGTACCTTGAGCACCAGTTGTACCTTGGGCTCCAAGTGTTCCTTGAGTTCCTTGGGCTCCAAGAGTTCCTTGAACACCTTGAGTTCCTTGGCTACCAACTGTACCTTGAGTACCATCAGTTCCTTGGGTACCTTGAGCACCAGTTGTACCTTGGGCTCCAAGTGTTCCTTGAGTTCCTTGGCTACCGACTGTACCTTGTACGCCCTGTGCTCCAACGGTACCTTGAGTACCTTGGGCTCCAACGTCACCAGTACGAGCAAATGTAACAAGTACAGAGTCTGCTTCTGAGAATGCACCTGCACCACTGAGGTAGGTCACGTTAATGTTAAAGTAAGTGGCTTCATCAATCATTGAGTTGATTGCGTACATCGCAAATACTGCAGGGTTAGACTTTAAGGAGACCTTTACGTGTCCCTTAATTGTTGATGTTGAATCATCGATTGTCTGCAGGTAGTTTGAGATGTTTGTGTTTGAAGCATCAACATCATCAATAAACATGCGAGTTGCAGTTGCTAGTGCAGCATTGAATCTAACAACGGTATCGCCTGGGTCTGAAACAGATGTGTCAGTGTAGTAGAGGTACTCGACAGTTACACCGCCGAATGATCCATCAGCACCTTCTGTACCTTGAGTACCGTCTGTACCTTGTGTGCCTTGAGAACCTTCAGTTCCTTGAGCACCCAATGTTCCCTGAGTTCCCTGTGAACCTACAGTTCCTTGAGTACCCTGAGCACCGACAGTGCCTTGTGTGCCTTGAGTTCCTTCTGTACCTTGGACTCCCTGTGTTCCTTCGGTTCCCTGTGTGCCTTGGGCACCTTCAGTACCTTGAGAACCTACCGCACCCTGTGTACCAAGAGTACCTTGAGATCCGACAGTACCTTGAGCACCAACAGTTCCTTGGGTTCCATCAGTACCTTGTGTGCCTTGAGAACCAGTTGTACCTTGAGCACCAAGAGTTCCCTGTGTTCCTTGAGAACCTACTGTGCCTTGTACGCCTTGCGCTCCATCAGTACCTTGTGTACCTTGAGCACCGACATCACCTGTACGAGCAAATGTAAAGAGTACTGCGTCTCCATCAGTAAATGTTCCGTTACCAGATACGTAAGCAACATTTATATCAAACCAGTTTGGTGCTGAATCTGTTAGACCAGAAATTGTGTAGAGTGCAAAGACAGATGTATCAAATTTCTTAGATACTTTTACGTGACCTTTGATAGTTGAAGTTGAGTCATCGATTGTCTGTAAGAAGTTAGAGATATCGTAATTACCATCAGCAGGATTGTCATCCAATGCAATACGTGAAACTAAAGTTAAGTTAGCATTATTTAGACGAGCATTGTTGTCGCCTGGGTCTGCCATTGTAGTAGTGTCGTCATAGTTGTATTCAACTGTAATACCACCAAATGAACCTTCAGCACCTTGTGTACCTTGAATACCATCAAGACCCTGCGCTCCTGCAGTGCCTTGAGTACCTTGCGCTCCTAAAGTTCCTTGTGTGCCCTGTGCACCTTCGGTGCCTTGAGTACCTTGTGAACCTAAAGTTCCTTGAGTACCTTGAGAACCTACTGCACCCTGTGCACCCAAAGTTCCTTGAGTACCTTGAGCACCATTAGAACCATCTAAACCTTGAGCACCAGCAGTTCCTTGTGAACCTACTGTGCCTTGTGAGCCTTCTGCTCCTTGTGAACCTACTGTGCCTTGAGCACCTTCTGCTCCTTGTGTACCAAGTGTTCCTTGTGCACCAAGAGTACCTTGAGTACCTTGTGCGCCAGTAGTTCCTTGGCTACCTTGACTTGCATTAATCCATGCACTGCCATTCCATGTGCGTAGGTATCCTAATACTGTGTCAAAGTAAACTTGACCAACTGCAGGAGATGCTGGCGCAGATGCTAAGTTTTGTATTCTTGCATTTTGTAATTCTAATTTGTTTAAATCAATCGGGGTTAAAAACTTACGTGCCATTTACATTATCTCCTTAAGATAAATACGCTTTGCCTGAGAAGGCTTGGGAGAACGAGACCGTAAGTGAGTTCGAATTAGTATATGTAATTTCGCCTTCGTAGATTGTACCAGCAGAGTCTACAACTGTAACGTTAGGTTTAAACCCTAAATTATGAGGGATTACCCAAGAAGCACTGACTGATCCTTGAGTGTGTTCATATGCTAAAGCCTGTGGTTCTAAAGGATTATCTTGAGAGCCAAAGTCTTGAGTACCAGAGGGTGTAGTTATTAAGATTACATCATTTACTACAATTGGAACAGTAGTTCCTGGTCTTACATACTGACTCATTCTGTTACCTCTTCAGTTTTAAATATTTTTCCTCTAACATATGTTGTTGTTACTCCATCTTTTGTTAATTGAACATCATAATAAGATGTTCTAGGTAACATACGGGTTTGTGTTCCAGTTAACGCCAATTTTAAAGTACGAAGGCCTTCTCCGTCTGCACTACCAACAATTGGAAATGTAATTGTAAAAGTTGTTATAACTCCAGGAATACCCACTCCTAGAATGTCTGCTTTTGCGGTATAGGTATCCACTTCAAAATCAAGCACGATAGTAAACTCATAGGCATCTCCCTCATAGACAAAGAGGTCCTGAGTAATAATTGATACTGGAGTTTCCACATTGCCATAGGTTGGGGTAGGAAGATGAACACGAGTGGCTGCTGATCGATCATCAATTTCTTGTGGCTGAAAGATTGGTACGTAGTGATTAGTAGTTTTAGAAATTCTGCGAAAACTAAAGACATCAATCTTGAACATACCGATACCAAGTTGAGAGCAGAGTTCTTTATATTGTTGTTTTCTAGATTCGATCATCTGCATTAATTGTTGATAACGTTCAGATCTTGGGATTGTTACGCCATCTGGAGCAAAGACGTTAATATCAAAAGCAGCATCATTAGCCAATGCATATAAGGCTAGAGTTGATGCATAAATAATTACGGGATACTCTTCAAGAGTTGGTAAGTTTTGAAGACTTACGCTACGACCGTAGGCATCTGTGTGGAAGGCTGAATGCTCAAGGAAGGCTGTACTTATATAAGTTTGAGTTTCTGCGGTTGTAAAGTACCTAAAGTAATTTCCAGCAACAATAAAATCATCACCATCAGCAGGGACGTCATCACATACAATATACCCAGTTGCTTCTTCAACCTCTACATCTGCAGAGATATCGGTGTTATTCTTAGTTACTATTAAGTTAGCGCCATCAAGAGGAGAGTACGGAATTAAAAATCTATTAGTAGTTCCATCTGCTGTAAATTGGTATACAAAAGACTTAGGTATATCACCAATTTCAGACCGTAATCGATCCGCTAGGCTTGCAATCGTAGCCACATAACCTCCGTTAAAATTCTATGCCAATCATCTCGTGTAATAGAGATTTATTCAGCGCAAAATAAAAAGGGTCCAACTCCCAACTGGGAGGAGGGCGGGAACCAGTTGAGAGTCGGACTACTAGCGACGGCTAGTGTTTAATTTGGCCGCCAAATATATCCGAGTTGCTCTAGATAATCGGCTAATGATCTTGGAACCCTGTACTTAACACCTGCTTTAAAGGTGTAAATATTTCCAACTCCGTAACTCATGTCATCGATGTCGGTAATTGTGCGGATGACTACATAGTCTCCAGCGGTTGAAACTCCAACATTTTCAATTTCATCAAGTACTAATGGAGCATCTGGTTTTTTAGGATCAAAGACATCTTTTTCTAGACTCTCTGTCTCAAGTTGGGTAGCGATAGAAATTTCTTCTTTACGCTTTTTTAATGCTTCCGCATTTTTCTTTGTTGCTTGTTCCGCTGCTTTGCCTGTTGCATCAAGCGGACTTGTTTGTGTGTTTGCCACGGTGTTTATTCTCCTAAGTTAGTTGGTAAGTTAGAGGTTGGGAACCCAGGAAGGAGTAGGACTCCCAAACCCTAACTTTGTTTTAAATATTTTATAGCCCGCTTTAATCGGTCTATATCATCCTCAAATTGTCCTAATCCTGAGTTACACGGATAGCAGAGAAGTCCTCTTACTTTTCCTGTCTCGTGATCATGGTCAATGTGTGGGGTAGAACTAAACTCTTTTAAACAAAGAACACATTTACTTTTTTGCTTAATCAACAACTCTTGATAACTTTGTCGATCCAAACCGTACTTTTTTAGTCTTTGCCAATCTGCGTTAAATTTAGCGCAAATCTTGCAAATTCTTTTTCCTCGCCATAAAGTCGTGTTGCTGTCGTCATACGGATGTCCTTTAGGGCATTCTGTCTTCCGACTATTTGCATACCCTTTTGGAGTACGCCTTTTCTGCATCGTTTCTTTTCTGCAAGTCCTACAAATCCTTTTAGATTCGTAGTAATACGTGTTCTGCTTAGTAAACTCGTGTCCTGCTTTACAATGAGTCTTCATTCTTTGCCTATCACTAGAGGGCTGTTACACCCCCTAGTATAGACTAGTTCTTACAAATTAGTTATTAATTTGTATAAACTTTAACGATAGCCTGATCGGTAATTACGCCAAGACCCCAAATTGCATACCAAGCAAGAGCGTGCTCACGACCGAAGTCAAGAACGCCACCATCACGAAGTTCAACTGGGAGAGAGATTGCGTGACCAAATGCATTGTCACCAATCATGATTGCTTCATAAACTGAAGCACCGTTTCCAGTTGCAGTAGTTAGATAACCTTTTTCAGCAGTGAAATCTGCAGACTCTGGGTTTCCACCACTTCCTGGAGCAGTGTTAGCCTTAACTGGAACTTCAATCTGTGATGCTGGAAGACCAACAGATGTAGAAGTTGTATAAGCAGCGTTTACTGCAAGTTTTTTAACTTGAGTTGTCTCAATGAATACTACGTCGTACAAACGACCAATTTCACCAAGCATGAAGTTACCAGGAGCGGCGTACTTCGTTACTTCAATGAACTCTGGGTTTGAACGGATATCACGAGATTGCGCTGGGCTAATGAACATTACATAAGTCTCACCTAAGCGAGGAATGTTCTTAGAAGCAAGAGTAAGAGCAGCATCCTTCACTGCACCAGTTGATAACTTGTAGTTACCATCTAGGTCAGAGAATTGTGTTGCTACTGTACCTTCGTTGTACCAGTCGTTTACACCTTGTGCTGATGTGCGGTCATAACCGAACACTGCAGAAGTTGCTGCAGACAAAGTATTACGTGCTTGTACATCTAGGTATTGCGCCATTTGACGTCCTAGAAGACGAGATGCTGAAGCCATTACGTCATCAAATGATGCGTTTAATAGTAATTCAGAAACAGCAACAGCATAACCATGCTCTGCTACTGTGATTGCGATTTGCTCTGCAGTTAGTGCGTTTGTAGTCATACGAACGCCTTCTGTCAGAGGAGTTGGATCAACTGCGAAGTTCTTGTAACGAAGGAAGTTCACACGAAGACCAGGTGCTACACCTAGTTCAGTCTTCTTAACTGCGAATTGTTCGAAACGAAGAATTGGCATTGCCTGGAACAAAATCTCTTTCGACCAGATTGTTTGAATTGCTGTGCTAAGGCTTGTATTTGAGCCTGAGTAAGCGGTTGGGGCTCCTGCGAGTTGCCCTGTACCTGTAATTGCACTTGCCATTTAGGTCAAGTCCTTTCCTAGTAGTTGTTTGGGATTAACCGAACAGTCCCTGACCACGATTGCTGGCTGCTGTGCCAAGTAATTTGGCTCTTTGTTTCGCATAATCCGCCAATGACATTTCCCTGATCGAATCAGGTGAGTACGTTTTTTGTTCCGAATCATTATCGAGGGGTCCTGCGGCAGGATTAGTAATTCTTGTTCCTGCCATTTGTTGTCTTGCACTTTGCATTGCTTGTTGAGCAGATGACAAAATTCGAGCAGACTTATCTTTTAACATTGCAATGCTCTGCTCAATCTCATCTGCACTGTTTCCATCAACTAAGTCAAGCAATTCGGGAACAATAGTTTCCCGTTCTTGTTCAACTCTTTGTTGACGATAATTCATAACTTCTTGGAACTTACGTTCCTGATCTAGAAGAGCAATAGCACGTTCTCTTTCAAGACGTTCAGCCTCTATTTGAGCCTGAAATTCTTGCTCCTTCTTTTTTAGGAGTTCTTTAAAAGAAAGTTCAGATTCTTCTTCTTCTTTCTTTTGTGCTTCTTTACGAACATCTTCTTCAGCAATGCGTTTTTCACGCTCTGCTTCTTTAACGGCCTGTTCTTCACGAGCCTTTTTTAAAGATGCAAGTTCTTCTTTCATTTTTTCCATCTGTGGGTATAACTTTGCTTTCTCTTGTTCACGAGCCTTAGCAATGTCATCTGCGCTATACACAGAACCTACCTCACTTGGATTTTCTTGTGCTGGCATTGCGGCCAAAATTTCTGGCGACAATAAATCAGCGGCTTCTACTGTGTTTTCCATAGGGATCACTTATCTTTCTTGGGTCGTTGTCCGAATGCCTTTCGGCGTATCACTGGGTTTAACGAGACAATTTCATTACATTTGAATGCACTTGTCTCGGTAAAATCTGATTTTACATCAGAAATCTATTTAATCTCTGTCTACTGTTCTTCTTTGTGGAATTTTTGTTCCATAAGCCTCAGTAACGAGTTTATTTCTTATCTCTTCTTCAGCCTGAACTGCAATGCTTTTAGTCTCTTGACTCTCTTGATTTAATGGATTTTGATCATCTTGAGGACCCTGCATTCCGTCGCCCATAACATCGCCGTCACCTAACTGTGTTGGCTGCATAGGTATAGCACTACTGCCATCAGGTCCTGGCATCATGCCAGTCATGTCCATAATTTGTTTTTGAATTTGAACTTTTATAAGTTGAAGAGCACCATCAGCCTGTGCATCAGCCATAAGTTCTTGACGAATTTCTAAGAGTTTTTCTTCTGGGAATTCTTCACCTAGTTGACGCAAGGCACCTTCTTTAGACTCTAACCCCATACCTAATTTAGTCTGAATTTCACTTAAAACAATTAACTTATCAAGAGGAAGTGGCTGAGGAAACTGTGCGTAGTTTATGTATGTAACTTGATCATTAGGATCAAGTTGTGGGTATTGACCCTCTTTAATTGGTCCATCTTCATCTGGGTTGTAAATAAAGGTTTGAGGCTCTTTAATTGCAAGAGTCTTCATTACTAATTCGTTAATCTTTTCTAGGCCCTTTCCGTATTGGGCAACTTTTTGAGAGTAACGATTCATTAATGGTTGATATTGAATAGAAAGTGCTACACCAGAGGTGTTTGAGATTGGTTGAACTTGTCCTAATGCAGTTTCTGGAATATTCATTAACTCATGCATTGAACGTTTTAGAAGTTCTAAATACTTTAAGGCTCCGTCAATGCCTTGTGCGCCGCCTTCTAAGTTAAAGACTTGGGCGTCTTTTGGAAGACCGCCCCAAACCTTCTTTGCGCCCTTTTCTAAGTTAGAGGCTTTAGCACCCACGATTACCGTTACAGGCGATGCGTGGTAGTTAATGATGTCTGCAACATCAGTGCTAATTTCGTTATATGCACGGTTTATAGTGATGATATCGTGTGCGTCGGAGAGACCCCACGGTGATCCCGAAACGGGAATATTAGGAATATGAACCACAGGGATTACGCCAAGAGGATTTGGGCGTGAATCAATTAGTTCATCATTTACATACTCTTCAATAATGTCATCAGTAAGAATTTCAGTATAAGTAAATACTTGTCTAGTACCTTCAAGAGATGTTCCCCAAAAACGATATTTTTGTTTAAATCTTAATAGTCTATTTCTATCATGTGGATGAAACTCAGGAAAACAAAAAGATGAGTTCATTGGAAGAACACGAACACGACCAGGATGTAGTAAACCTGCAGAGTCTGTCCAAGGTTCTTCGTATGCAACTTTTACAAAACAATCTCCACTAATGCCACCTTGTTGTCCCATCTCAAGTAGAACACGCATTTTGTCATTATCTACTTCCCAAACACGTTCCAACCTGTCAGGTACAATTGCCTCAGTCGCTTTCGGAGACCTAAAGTGAACCCCACGACCAAAAGTAAAACGAGAAAGATAGTCATTAAACGCCCGATAATAATTAACGGCAATTTGCATTTCTCCTGCTTCACGACGATACCCCCAATGATGTCCTAAATACATCGCCCAGTTTAAGGAATAACGGTTTAATCGAGGACCGTGGACCTCAAACTCTTCATCAGCAAGTTCTACTAAACCCAATGGGGAAATAGAAATAGTTAAATCAGAAGATGCCGCTCTATATGACGGCGGACTAAAGTCCAAAAATGACATTACTTCTTGCCTTTATCTTTTTCTTTTTTAGAGGTCTTTACTTCTTTTTTACTTTCACGTTCTTTACTTTTAGCATTCTCTTGTTTTTTTCTTGCCATGTTTGCACGACGAGACGCTTCAGTTGTTTCAACATATTGACCACCTGCTTGTTGATATTTTTTACTTACCCAAGCACTTGCTCCAGGATTTGGATAGTTAGAATACTTTGCTCGTGCTTGTGCAACAAACATCGCATAAAGTTTTGGGTTAGCAGGCTTACGCATTTACGTCTCCTCCGTAGATGACCAATCTCCGCTCATACCCTATAGCATGAGCGGAGTTAGTTGTTAATAAGTTACTTAGTCGTTTACGACTGTTGGGGACTGACGTTGAGTCCGTCCACCTGAACGAGCAACTGTCTCAATTTGTGCGGCTGAGTAGTCGTTCATTGTTCCATGAGCAAACTCACCAAGAAATGTTGGTGCCTCTGTCCATGCAGCAGAACCTACGTGAGCACGTTCTGCAAGTGTTTCAGCAGCAGGCTTTTGCCATACTGGTGCATTACGATTTGGACGTCCTGCAGCAACTGCAGAACCTTGTTGCATTCCTAATTGAAAATCGTTTGGAATATCGGTATCAGTTGCAACACCTTCTTCAAAACGAAGTGGTCCACGGCGAGTTGCATTGTCTGCACCCTTGCGCTCATAAACCTGTGGTGCACGCTCTGGGAAACGAGGTGCTGGTGAGATTGTCATAATGACTCCTTAAGGATTGATTTGGGAAAGGCCTTTTCCTTGGTAATAGTTTCCACCCTTTTTGATACTTTTTGTTGTCTAACTAGAAAAAAGGATTACTAGAGGCTACCACTTCTGGCATTACTAAGTCTTGAGTTAAAGAGCATGCAATTGATAAAGAGTCTACAAAGTCATCATGTGCGTAAGATTCATCTGGGGCTGCTACAAGGAAATTTGGGCCTTTATATTGTACCTCTGCATCAACCATTTGTTGATAGAACCTCTTCCAAGTTCTTAAGCGCCTAGTTTTTGCATGAGCAGGCCAAGCAATCATTTTTCTTTGAACTAAAGCCTGTAAGTGTTTCCACCTCTTAGATTGTTCAGAGGGGCTAGATGTTAAAGACATAACTTCGGCTCTTGGTAAAAGTAACTTTAATCTTTGTGCAACAGCATCTCCAACACCATTGGCATCTACGCCAACAGCAAGAACATCATAGTTACTTAAAAAGTTTACAATTTGATAATACTGTTCTTCCCAATCATCTCCTTGCATTTCTAACCAATTAAGAATTCGGTGATCAAAATAACCAAACTCATCAGGACGGTCCCAATCAACCCAAACTACTGTAACAACAGTGCTGTCCGTTTTGCGAGCAGGATCAATGCCAACAACAACTGGAGTTTTGTGCCACACCCTAACAAGTTCTTGAGAAGTATCTCCTAAATCATCCATGATTGAAGAGGTAATAAACATTCCTCTTTCTAAAAGCCATTTACAATTGTATGACATTTGGAATTCATCGGACTCTTCACCAACACGTAACATTTCTTTACGAATAAACTTTTCATAGTTTGGATTAAATTTTGCTACATCTTTCCAATCCCATTGAAAATGATTTTGTCTATTTCCTTTTGTTGTTTGACGCCTACGATTGAGTTGAATAGACCTATAAAAATTATTTTTACTTGTAGTTGGAGTTCCTGTTTTAACCATAGTTCCCGCATAGTATGCAAGCATAGGAGAAATAGATTTAGAAACAACAAAGTCATCTGCTTCTTGACACTCATCAATGACAATCAAATGGAATGACTTAGATTCAATTTTTGCACGAGGGTTAGCGGTCATCATTGTTATTGTTGATCCAGACTTTTTTAACTTTATCTGTCGAGTTACACCGCCGACACGAACTGCAGAGTCATCAATTTCAACATCGCCCATAATATCTACTGCTCGTTCTGAAGTTAATCTAGTAACAGCACGTCCAAACAATGTCTCAGCCTGAGATTCTGTTGGCGCAAATAGCCCAACCCAAACTCCATCTTTAAATTTTCCTAATAAATCAGGGTACAACTTTGCAAGACGAGGAAGAAGAATCATTAGTGTGGCTACAGTATCCGCAACTGTTTCAGATTTACCAGATTGACGAGAAGCAAGGGCTGTAACTTCTTCACCATCATTAATAATTACAGACTCCATAATACGACGAGCCAATGGCTTTTGATATGCATGAAGATCATGACCAACTAATACTTTTAAAAAGTCCATCATCTTGTCTATTAAAGTATTTACAAAGTTTTGAGACAGTTCATCTAATATATCTTCTACTTGGTCATCAACAGGTTTTTCTTCAGACTGATAGAATTCAGGCGTAATTTCTTCAAACTTATCTTTATCGAATGACATAGTGTCCTTATTAAACAGCGAAACCCATCACTAGGGATGGGTTAACGCCTGACCTGTAAGAGAGTACGACAGTTAATCATAACACGAGGGCAGAGCGTTTTTTTAACTCTTTAGCAATAGCATAAAAAGCCTCTGCACCCATTAAAATTTCATTAAGGTCAGCATCACTCTGCTGCCTTTGCCATATCGTAATATGTTTTCCAATCGTGTACATCGACTGCTCCATCCATGAGACTAAATCTGGAGTAGAGATCTTCGAGACTCGTTTCTCTATCCGACTCTGGGGCTGGTGTCCATCCCGCTTCTTTCGTAAAATCATTATAAGTAACTTCCCGCCTTCCTAATGCAGTACTTAATGCTTCCTCTTCATCTTTCATTCCGCTCCACGCTCCAAACACTAACGCTTTATATTTAGGCAAGCGTACTATAAACGGGGTAGATGTGCGATATGGGGGTTCAATCTCCTGTGTCCAACCACGAACAATAACTTTAAAACCCCATTTAAAAGGAAAGTTAGTTAGTTGTACAAAGTGTTTTGGTCCAATTTTGTGAGCCTTTGGCATTATTTCCTTTTCTTAGGCGGACGTCCTCCATAGTGTAACTGAGCGGCACGAGTAAACTTGTA